CCGCCGACGCCGGCGACGTCGTCGAGGACCAGCTGCTCAATGCGCCGGACGCTCAGCGCGCCGGGCCCGCAGTTCTCGTTCACCAGCGCCCTGATGATGAGCTCAGCGTTGACGCTGACACGGGTCCACTGCACGTCCGCGGTGGTGGTCTGCGCCGCGAAGCTCACGGCCGGGTTGGGGTAGGTGAGGTACCCGGCGATCCTGGCGAGGTCGTCGGTGAAACGGACGGTCACCGTGCCCGGGCCGGCGTTCTGCGCCAGGTCCCACACGTAGTCCTGGGGTTCCTCCAGCGGGCCCGCGCACCAGATCCCTCCGTCACGGACGACGACCATGCGGTTGCCGGGCTGCAGCAGTTCCATGTACGCGGGCCGGGCGGGCAGCTGCACCTCACCGGCCGCGGGACGGTTGTGGTTGAGGTCGCACTTCAGCTGGCCCCACCCGTCGAGCGGATCACCGAGCCAGTTCAGGTTCCGGTCAGTGACCAGCAGTTGGATGCTCATGCGGTCTCGTATCTCGGGTAGTACGTGAGGTCGACAGCGCTTCCCGTTGTTGCGCCGGCCAGTTCGAACGTCACCGGCGTCTCGCCCGGCGGCAGCGACCACAGCACGGCTGACGGCCAGTCCAGGCCGCTGATCAGGTTCTCTCCGCTGCCGGACCGGACCCGGGGCGGATCCGTCGAGATCGTCACCGTCTCGCCGGCCAGCAGCGCGCCGTGCGCGGTGTCCGTCATGGTGAGGGTGAAGCTGTCGCCGGTGTCCTCGCGGGTGAACGTGATCGCCGACGCGGGACCGGTGATGGTCCACTCCGGCCACATGTCGACGTCACCGGAGTTGGTGACGGTGGTGGCGCCGAGGACCTGCGAGGAGGACACCGACGGGTACGGCGCGAGGTAGTCGACCGATGCGCCGGTCTCGCGGTGGACGGTCTGCGCCTGGACGTCTTTCCAGTACGGGTCCTCGCACCACAGGGTGACGACTGCCGAGTCCCAGGTGATGCCGGTCGCTGTCCTCCCCTGCCCGTCCCAGCCCTGGCTGTAGTAGACGGCGATACGGCGGGCGGTGCCGTCAGGGCGGGCCACCTCCAGCCAGCCCGGGCCCTCCCGCAGCGTCCTGGTGAAAGCGCGCGCCAGGGCCCGCCAGTTCGCCATGAACGCCAGATGGTCGGCGCCCTTGACCAGCACCGGCCACACGATGGTCCGCGGCTGCGGCTGGACGTGCCGCAGCCGCGCACCCCCGCGCGGGTGAGGATCCGAGGTGAGCGTGTACGGCGTGGCCCCCAGCCCGGACACACCCTCGGCGAGGGTGTACCAATCGGCGGCCAGGTCGGTCATCGGCCACCGCGTCCCGGCCGGGTCGATGTACGTGATCGACGCGTACCCGATCTCCGGCACCTCGATGGGCGGCGGAGTAGTCGGCTCCTCCGGTGTGACGACCGGTGCTGTGATCAGGGGCATCTACCCAGGCCTCCCCACACGCTGCCGAGCCTCTTCCTGCCGCTGGATCAGCCGCAGGTCTTCCACGTCGATCACCGAGGCACGCGGGTACACCTGGTAGGTCACCGACGGCCGGTCACCGCCCGCAGTGCTCGCCGACGCAACCGGTGCGGCGGGCATGCCCGGGCGGGCCGCCCGTCCCACCGGCAGGTTCCCGGCGTTCAGGGCGTCCATGAACTTCAGCCCGTACCGGGCCACGGACGCGGCCTTGACGATGTACTCGCCGGCCGACGCCAGCACGGGGATGGAGTCCGACATGCTCGTGCCCGGCCCCACCAGCAGACCGCCGCCGGGGAACCCGGGCACGCTGCCGCCGCTGGCGTACCGGCCGACGGCACCGCCCTGGGCGTAGCTGCCCGGCCGCAGCTTCTCCCGGTTGCGTACCTCTCCGGTGGCGCCCTGCACGATGTACTTCGTGACCACGTAGGTCGTCGCGGTCTTGCCGTCCAGCCCGTTGAGCTGACGGCGCGCCGAAGCCAGCTGCCGTTCCAGCTGGGAAATCTCCGCCCGCACTTGCGCCTTACGGGAGTCCGGGACCGTCCGCAGCCGCTCCTTCGCCCGGTCGATCTTCGCCTGCAGGTCCTCCATGTCGCCCCGCAGCTTGGCCGTCTTGTCCGGCGTCTTCAGGATCTGATCGGCCAGCGCCTTAGCCTCGCCCCGGGTGAGGCCCATCTGCTGGGCGCTCGCGATGAGCTGCTCACGGCCCCTGGAGTAGATGCCGTTGACCGTCTCCCACGACTCGCCGTTCTCGCGGGCCGCCGCCGCGGCCTCGTCGGTCTTCGCCGCGAGGTCGTTGAGGGCAGTGGCGGCGGTGCGCTGCTTCTCGGTGTTGACGACGAGCTTCCCGCCCTGCATGTCGAGGACGCCGGCGTTCTCCCGGGCGGCCTTCGTCGTCGCGTCGATCGCCGCCTCGAACCCGATCATCCCGGACAGACCCTGCCGGTTGACGTCGTTCAACGCCTGGATGCTCTGGCGCAGCCCGTCAGCGCTGGCCTTCTGCGCGTCGAGCTTCCCCTGCACCGCCAGGGCCTGCTCACCGAACAGGCCCATCGACTGGGCGGCCAGCTCCTGCTCCAGGGCCTGCGCGGCCAACGCGTCGTTGTAGGAGGTGAGCTTGTCGCGCAGCCCGTCCGTGCTGTAGCCCTGCTCCTCGAGCTTGGCGATCGTGTTCTCCAGCGCGGCCGCCGCCAAGTCGGCGTTGCCGCCGGACACCAGGGAAGCGAGCGCCTCGTCGAACGCGGAGACGTCCTCCTTCGCCTGCTTGACCGGCGTGGAGTCCATGCCGAAGAAGCTGGTGATGGACTGCTGGACCTGGTCGATTCCCTCCGGGTCGATGACCCGCTCGAACGCCAGCCCCAAGTCGTTGAGGTCGGCACCATAGAAGCGGAGCGCTTCGCCGCTCACCTTGCCCGACTCGCCGAGCGCCTTGAGCGACGTCGCCAGTTTGTCGACGTCGGGCTGCGGCTTGCGGCTGCCGGCCGACAGCTGGTCGAGCGTGATGAGCAGCAGCCCGATCCCGGTCCCGGCCATCGCGAGTTTCGCTGTGCGGGACAGGGTGCCGATCGCCGCGCTGGTCCCGGCGAGCGCGCCAGGTGCACCGGCCGCCGCCGCGCGCATGGCGCCGATCTGCACACCGAGGGCGGCCAGGCCGGCGCTCATCGCGGCACCGCCAGCCGCGGCGAGCTTGACCGCCTTGATGGCGATGGCCAGCTGCAGCAGCGCGGCGAGCGCGTCCGGCGGCACCGCGCTGACGATGCCGGAGAGGGCGTTGATGACCTCGAGCATGCCGACGCCCACGCCGGACCCGGCCTCGAGGACGTTGAGCAGTGCTTCGGCGACGTTCTCCAGCGTGTCGAACACCATGGGTCCGGCGGCCTGCGCGTAGTCCCACCACTCCTGCAGCGCACCGCCGTTGAACTCGCCGCTCTGCAGCTTGGCGAGGAAGACAGTCAGTCGGTCGATGCCGTGGTCGAGGGTGTCGGTGGTGAACTTCTCGAACCGGCCCGTGAGCGCATCGAAGCCGGGCGTCGAGATGGCACCGCCGACCAGCGTGATGAGCCGGTCGAACTGGGTGGATGCGCCCTCGACGAGGCCCGTCGTCTTCGGCAGCAGCGCGTTGGCGACGGCCACGCCCTTGGTGAACGGGGCCATCACGTCGCCGGACAGCTCGTCGGACCACTCCTTGAAGTTGTCCTTCAGGATGCCGACGGCGACCGCGGCCTCCCGCGTTGCCGGGGGCATCCGCTCCAGCTGCCGCTGATAGGCCATCTGCGCCTTGATGGCCTCCTGGCTGGTGGCCCCGGACTCGGCCACGGCCTCCTCGTACTTCTCCTGCGCCTCCAGGGCCTCCCCGATCGCGGCGACCTGCGGGCCGAGCGCGAGCGCGTAGGCGCCGGCGGCCACGCCGACCGCGCCGAGCTGCCCGGCGAGGACGGCCGCCGAGGAGGCGAGGCCCGCCGCCGCTGGGATCGCGGCGGGCAGGAGCGAGATCAGATTCGCCTTGAGGGATTCGCCGAGCTTGCTGGACGCGTCCGACAGCGTGGCCATGCTGCGGCGGACCTGGCTGGAACTGTCGTCGACCCGGCGCTGCGCGTCGGCCAGCGTGAGGAAGCGCCCCTGCAGGTCACGCAGGTTGCCGTCGGAGTCCGCCGTGATCCCGGCCAGCCGCAGCCGCAGCCGGTCCGCAGAGTCAGCCGTGCCGTCCAGAACCCGGCTCAGCTCATCACGGCCGGCCAGCGTGAAGGTGAGACGCTCGGCCACGGGTCACCCCCTCAGTGAAGCGACGTGCCGCTGCAGCCACGCGACGAGCCGCAGGAACCGGTCGACGGGCAGCCGGTCGTACTCCGTCGGCTGCATGTGCAGGTAGTGGTAGAACAGCGGCTCGTACTGCCAGATCAGGCCGCGGAGTCCTGGCGGCCCTTCACCAAGTGGCCTTTTCCCAGCGCGTCCAGGGCGGCGTCGACGTCATCCCGGTTGTCGGCGAGCTTCCGCAGGTGCGGGGTGACCGCGTCGATCACCGAGTCCTCGTTCTTGCTCATGGCCTCGGCCATCAGGTTGGTGAGGACCTCGTCGATCTCAGCGCGCTCGATCCGCGCGGACAGGCGCCGCCGCCACCCGGGCACGTCGAACGTCGCGAACTCCAGGCCCGGCTCGCTGCGCCGACGAAACGCCCACAACACGGCCCGCATCGCGGTGGGGTCCTGCACCCGGAGCCGGTCCTCGATGACACGCCAGGGCACGTCGCCCATGGCTTCCTCGACGGCGGCGGCTTCCAGCGCCGACAGATCGTCGGTGGACAGCCGCTCGACGCTGTCGTCATCCTGCCTGTACGCGATGATCACTGGCTGTCTCTCTTCTCACGTAAGGTCCCGGCGCACATCGCCGAGGACGCGTTCGACTTCGGCCCGCATGCGCGGGGTGCCGGCCGCGACGGTGCGGGACCACCAGCCCGACGGGCGGGCCCACTGCGTCGCCCACCGTTTGCGGTTGCCGAACACGGGGTGCCGGACGCGGCCCGACTCGATGACCCACGGCAGGTTCCGTATGTCGGCGGGGAGCTGCCCGCGGTCGATCCAGACGCGGGCGCCCACCCCCGTGCTCTGCCGGACGCTAATCTTGACCGCCCGCGCGATCGTGGCCCGCAGTGGCCGCGTCGTCGGCGACGGGCCGCCGCGTCCCATCCGCCCGTCCCGGTTGCGCTTGCGCCCCTCGGACACCAGAGGCTGAGACCTGATGGCCTTCTGCAGGTCCTTCTGCAAAGGCTCGGCGGCCCGGCGCACACGGCGGGCGAAGTTCTGCCGCAGTCGCGGGCCGCCCGCCCTCCGCATGCGCCGGGAAAGGTCCACAAGCTGTCCCGTGCCCAGGACCTGCACGCTGCTGGGCATGACCGGTCAGGGAGTCTCGGCCGGGATGGCCACGTTCTCGGCGGGCTCGCTGGTGATGGCGAACTGCGCCATGATCTGCGCGGCCGTGTCGAGTTCACGCACCTTGGCCTGCGAGGTGACGGTGACCGGATAGACGTCCATGGTCTGGGTGGGGACGTCGCCCTCGTCCATCCACACGACGTAGCCGGTCGCCTCGCGGACCAGGAGCGAGCGGACGTCGTCCCCGTCCTTGGACGCCCAGAACGTCAGCGAGGAATCGGAGGCGGTGATCTCGCCGCCGACCACCGGCGTGAACCGGGAGCCGAGCGCCGGCGTCGGCACGGTACCGGACGTGGTCTGCCAGCCGGACATCGCGCCGGTCTCGCCCTCCAGCGCCGTCCCGGCGTCCAGCTCCGCCCGTGTCGGCGCGTTCTTGTTCGCGATCGTCGGTACCCACAGCACCTTCGTGACGCCGCGCCGGTAGTACCGGGTCGACGCCTGGATCGGAGTCGCCATCAGTTCTCTCCCTCAGTCCGCCGACGGCCCTTCGCCGCGGCCGTCTCCACGGGCTGGGCGGTCAGGTCGGACACGACCTGCCAGCCCGACCGCTCGTAGTGCTTCACCGAGATCTCGGCGACCTCGATCTCCTGCTCCAAATTCGGGTGCCGCATCCGCACGCTCACCGTGCGCTCCTCTCTACGTGAAGCACTTGCCGGCCACCGTCAGCAGCAGCACGGCCTGAGCGCCCCTGTCCGTCTGGTCCTGCGTCAGTTGCGACGCCTCGATGGCGGCCTCCACCTCACCGCGGCCGAGACCGATGCTCGGGTCGGCGGCCAGCCACTCCTCGACGCGGGCGCCGATCTCATACGCCCGCATCCGCGCGGCCCGCACGTCGGTGCTGCCGCGCTGCGCGATCGCCGCGACCATCACCTGGAACTGCTCCTCGCGCGGGCGGGCACCGAGCCCGGCCCAGCCACCAACGGTCTGCGCGGCCTGGAAGTCGCCGGACGGATCACCGTCGAACCCGACGATCAGCCAGTCCTTCGCGCTGGTGTCGGTGACCTCCGGCCCGTCCGACACCCGCACGCCCCCGAGGAGTGCGTCGGCCTTGGCGAGCGCCACCAGGGCGTCGAGGACCTCGGGCACTCGGGACCCCATCACGCCACCCCCGGCGGCAGTCGGAAGCTGTCGAGCAGCTGCAGCACCCGGTGCGGGACGGCGTACCCGAAGCCGGGGATCGGCTCGGTCACGCTGAAGTCGTCGCCGCCACCGGCCAGTCCGCCGCGCGTCGCGCGCTGCGTCCGCCACAGGTGCTGCAGCAGCACGAGAGCCGCGAGCTTGATGGTCGGCGGCACCTCCGGACGGCCGGCCGTGTAGGTGACGGTGTACGCCCCCGCCGGGAAGGGAGAGCCGTCCGCGCGGCCGATGATGCCTGCGGCCCCGTCCACCGTCAGCGCGTCGACCGAGTAGGCGGCGCCCGCTCCCGTCAGGGAGGTGACCGACAGCAGCGGCGGGTGCAGCACAGCCAGCGCCGCCCCGCCACCGGTCACCCGATCGGTGACCTCCCGCTGCTCGATGACGCCCACGAAGCCCTCGATGACCGCGGGCAACGCGTCGATGTACGTCTGCAGCTCGACGTCCTCACTGTCCCCCGTGATGTCCAGCTGCCGCTTGGCCTCTTCCAGCGTCACCAGCGCCATGACCGCTCCCCTCCTACAACTGGCCGGGCGGTGCCGTCTTGCGACGGGGCCGGCGGGCGGCGGTCTCGGCGGCGGGCGGCTGCTCGGGCGTCTCGACGGGCGCGGTGCGCACCAGCTCGGCGCGCACCCCGTCCGCCCACTTCGCTGCCTCGGGGCCGGGGAGGTCGATCTCCTCCCCGGCCCGCCAGGAGAAGCCCTCGCCCGCAACGCTGGTCAGGATGCGGATGCGGGCCATCAGTCGCCCAGGCCCTGGTGCAGCTGCTCGACCTCGCGCTCGGCCTGGGACTCGGCGCTCTCCTTGGCCTTGTCGTGCGCCTCCTTGAGCGCCTTCACCTCCGCGTCCGGCTCCGAGGACCCGGTGCCGTCGGCGGCCGGCCCGGCGCTCACGCCGCGCGCCGCGACGTCGACGGCGGACACCGCCTGCACGGCGAGCTGCTCCTTGGCCGCCGCGATCGCCGTGTCCTTGTCACCGATGAACTCGGGGTTGACCTGGTCCATGGAGCCGTCCGCCTTGCGGGAGGCCATGACGATGCGGTCGTGGTCGCCGTGCTCGGCGGCCTTCGCGGTCGGCTTGTCCTGCACGACGCCGGTCTGCCCGGCGTCCTTCCTCGGCGTGGTCGCCATGATGCTGCTCCTTCTGCCTGATCTTGGACGGGGGGGGCGGG